TCCTGACATCATTATGTGTGATGATATGGAAAACGATGAACTTGTTATGAACAAGGATCGTCGTGAGAAGATGCGTAAGTGGTTTAAAGGCGCTCTCCTTCCCTGTCGTAGTGATAGCGGCATTGTTCGCATGGTGGGTACAATCCTGCATGCTGACAGCCTACTAGAACGCATGATGCCCAACCCGTCAGACAAAATGACGGTGGTAGAAGAATTAAAACAATACTCCAAACGTAAGAGTATGTGGAAGGCGGTTAAATACCGTGCACACAACTCTGACTTTAGTAAGCTCTTGTGGGCTTCTAAGAAGTCTGCTGCGGAGTTTAAGATGCTGTATGAGGAAGCTGTCAAAGACGGCACTACAGACATCTACAGCCAGGAATACTTGAACGAGCCCATTGACGAATCTGTGTCCTTCTTTAAGAAGGGGGATTTTCTCCCACTCACAGAGGAAGCACGAAAGGCTCGTCTCAATTATTACATTACGGCTGACTTGGCTATTTCGGAAAGTGAGAAGGCTGACTTCTCTGTGTTTGTGGTAGCTGGAGTTGATGAGGATAAAATCATTCACGTTAAGAACGTTATTCGGGAACGTATGGATGGTAAGGAAATTGTGGACACGTTCATGGCCTTACAAAAGCTGTACAATCCTGTTGCAATGGGTGTTGAGGATATGCAAATTTCCAAAGCCATTGGCCCGTTTTTGCGTGAAGAGATGATTAAGAATAATACATTCATTTCCCTGTTGCCTTTGAAGCACGGTGGTAAAGATAAGACAACCCGAGCTAGAAGTGTGCAAGCACGGCTACGTGCACATGGCATGAAGTTTGACAAAGAAGGTGATTGGTATCCCATCTTTGAAAACGAATGTTTGGCATTCCCTCGTGGTAAGCATGATGACCAGGTTGACGCTTTTGCCTACCTTGGACTTATGCTTGACATGCTTATTGAAGCGCCTACTCAACATGAGGCAGAGGAAGAAGAATATCTGGAGGAACTGGCAGGTTCCGATTTGAACAACCAAGGACGCGATTCCTACACTGGGTACTAATACATGGATGAAGAACAAAAGCCATTGGCAGCCATGCTGGAAAGCGTGAACATTGCCGAGTCTCTTGATGAACAACAACTCAAGGATATTGGACGTGATGCTGAAAAAGGTTTTTTCCTTGACCATCAGTCTCGCCTTGATTGGGAAAAGAACATTGATGAGTGGACCAAACTTGCTAAACAAACCATTGAGCCAAAGAGCTATCCTTGGCCTAAAGCGTCTAACATCAAGTATCCGTTATTGTCTACGGCTGCTATGCAATTTGCTGCTCGCGCTTATCCTTCTCTTGTCCCGTCGAATGGGAAGATTGTAAACGCTAAGCCCATTGGTAAAGATCCAGATGGTGTTAAAAGCAAAATTGCAGAAGCTGTTTCCATCTACATGTCTGTCCAGTTGCTGGAAGAAATGACAGGTTGGGAAGAGGAGATGGACAAGTTGCTCATTATGCTTCCTATTGTGGGCACAATGTTCAAGAAAACATATTGGGATCCTCTCAAAGAAGAGAATTGCTCACATCTGGTTATGCCAAAGAACTTGGTTGTTAACTACTGGGCACGTAATTTGCAAGATGCAGAGCGCATTTCTGAAATCTTAGAGGTTTCTCCACGCAAAGTTAAAGAACGTCAGCAATCTGGTCTGTGGTTGGACATCGATTTTGGTAAAGCCCACCAGCCAGAAGGTCAAATGAACGCTCCTGTGGTGGATGAAACCACTCCATACACGTTTATTGAACAGCATACGTTCTTGGATTTGGATGATGACGGCTACAAAGAACCCTACATCGTCACATTCCACAAAGAATCAAAGAAAGTCGTACGAATTGTCGCACGTTTTGACGAAACTACCATCAAACTTGATGCCGAAGGGAACATTCGCAAGATTGATCCTATTCAGTATTACACTAAGTTTGGTTTTATCCCTAATCCTGATGGCGGATTCTATGATATCGGCTTTGGCGTCCTCCTTGGTCCGCTCAACCATAGTGTAAACACCCTGATTAACCAGCTTTTGGACGCAGGCCACTTGGCTACGTTGCAAGCAGGCTTTTTGGGTAAGGGTTTACGCATTAAAATGGGTGATACCAAGTTTATGCCAGGTGAATGGAAGGCAGTTAACTCTACAGGCGATGACCTGAAGAAGCAAATTGTCCCTCTGCCTACAAAAGAACCTAGTTCTGTGCTATTCCAGTTGATGGGTAGCCTGATTACCTCTGGTAAAGAGCTGGCTTCTGTGGCAGAAATTTTTACTGGTAAAATGCCTGGTCAAAACACCCCTGCAACCACTACCATGGCTACTGTTGAACAGGGCATGAAGGTGTTTACTGCAGTGTACAAGAGATTGTACCGTGCTTTGACTGAAGAATTTATTAAACTGGCTCGTTTAAACTCATTGTACCTCAATCCGCAGACTTATGTGGACACTGTTGGTATGCAAGTCAATCCAGATGACTTTAAACAGGTCATGCACAAGATTTATCCAGCCGCTGACCCCACAGCAGTGTCTCAGACTGAGAAGCTGTTAAAAGCCCAGGGTTTGATGGAGCTACTGCCTACAGGTATCCTTGATCCTGTGGTTGTAGTGAAACGTATTTTGGATGCACAAGAACAACCCAACTGGCAAGAGTTGCTTAATAAGCAGATTGCTCAAACGGGTGAGATGCCTCCTCCTCCACCAGATCCTAAACTCCAAGAAATGGAAATGAAGGGTCAGTTGGAGCAACAAAAGATTCAACTGCAGGGCCAAGCTCAGCAGCATAAGATGGCGCTAGAAGAGCGCGACAAAGAAGTTCAACTCGCTATGAAACAGCAAGAGCATGCACAAAACATGCAACATGCGTCGGACATGGCGAACATTAAAGCTGCAGAAGCTGTACACAACCAACGAGTATTCTCCGCCACAGAACAGGCAGCGTTTATTCAAAAACTCATGCACAATGATGCAGCGCATCAACAGAAAATGAGTCATGCACAGCAGCAAGCAGCGCAACAGGCTAAGAAGCCATCAAAAGGAGCTAAATGACAAAGAGTGAATTTGTAGATTGGAAAGGTCACCCTGTAACCCAGGAAATCTTTCGCCAACTTCAGCGTCGAATTAGTGATTTGCAGGAAATGCTCGGGGAATCAGCAGGTGTTGACCCCCGACAGGATGCAGTTTATGTGGGTGCAATTAAAGCCTACAAAGATTTAATCACAATAGAGTTTGACGCAGAAGATGAGGAGTCTCAATGATCGTTCCCGCATTACACCGTATTCTTGTCAAGCAGGATAAGCTTGAAGACACGGACAAAACCCTAGTTAGGGCCCGTCAAATGGGCTTACACATTCCAGAGCACGAAGATATTAAACGTGCCCAAGCAAGTGTAGACAAAGGGCGTGTTGTAGCCATAGGCGCTACAGCGTTTCGAGATTTTAATACACCTTCTCCAATTACTGTTGGTGACTACGTAGCTTATGCCCGCTTTGCTGGCAAACGCGTCGAAGACCCATACACGAGTGAAGAATTTGTTGCACTAAATGACGAAGATATTGTTTGTATCTTTCATCAAGAATAAGGAGGCCCTAGATGGCTGAAGAAAATATTGTTGTCGATGACAACACCCCCGCACCCGCAGACGAAACCCCTAAACTGTCCGCTGCCGAAGAAAAGGCAATGGAACAAGGTTGGGTTCCACAAGACCAGTGGGACGGTGATCCCGAACAATGGCGACCAGCAAAAGAATTCCTGGATCGCGGTGAGTTGTTTAAAAAGATTGAAGATCAGAACCGTACGATTAAGGAATTTAAACGTGCGCTAGATGATTTGAAAGGCCACCATTCAAAAACTCGTGAAGTTGAATACGCACGAGCATTGGAAGCCCTGAAAATGCAGAAACAATCTGCTATTGAAGAGGGTGACGGCGCCGCTGTTATTAAACTTGATGACCAAATCGATCTCGTCAAAGACGAGCAGCAACGTCTCAAGCAACAAAATAATCAGCCAACCGAAGACATTATTAACCCAGAGTTTGCTAATTGGGTTGAGAAGAACAAATGGTACGAGACCAGCGAACCAATGAAAGCCTACGCAGATGCGCTAGGTCGTAACTTGGCAGCTAGTGGTCTTAGCCCGTCGGCTGTTCTACTTGAGGTAGAAAAACAGGTTAAGCTGGAGTTCCCAAATAAATTTACTAATCCCAACCGTAATAAGCCAGGGGCAGTAGAGGGTAGTTCTAGCAAAGGCGGTAAAGGAAACGATTCATTTTCCTTGACCGATGAAGAGCGTCGAGTGATGCAACGTTTTGTCCGTACAGGTGCTATGTCTGAAAAAGAATACATTGCGGAATTGAAGCGCATTAAAGGAGTTTAATATGAGTGAAATCAAAGAAGCAATTGCGAAAGCACCGAGAGGTCGTACGCAGCGTGTACCCGTGGGTACGCGTAATGTTTTAACAGTGGCTGACAAAGATGTTAACTACGAATATAGAATTATTAATGACTCGGGAGATCGAGTGCAGGAATTTTTGGATGCAGGCTATGAGCTGGTTGCCAAAGATTCTGTGAGGGTGGGTGATAAGCGTGTCAACTCGGCTACGTCCGAAGGCTCTCTTGCACATCTATCCGTTGGTCAGGGCCAAAAGGCCTTCGTCGTACGAATCAAAAAAGAATGGTACGAGGAAGATCAAGCTAAAAAGCAAGCCAAGGTCAATGAGATGGAAAACGCCACCAAAGCTAAAGCTCTTGATGGTACTTATGGTAAGCTCGAAATTTCTCGAAGCTAATTAAAATCTAAGTGCCGTTGGGAATTACCTATTTTATTATGGAGAATTGCTAATGGCAAGTGTATCTCGTATTAACGGCTTCCGTCCCGTTAAAACTATTACCGGCGCACCTTATAACGGTCAAGGTAATATTTATTTTGTTCCCGCTTCTGACTCTACAGTCATTATGGTGGGTGATGCTGTAAAACTCTTGGGTGACGCTCGCGCCGCCACAGGTGTTCCTACAGTTACCCGTGTCTCTGGCGCAACTGACATTCCAGTTGGTATCGTTACAGGCATTTTGTTTACTGGTGAAGGCGACCTCACTAACGTTCCTCCTGTTAACGACCTCAACACTCCAGTGTATCGTCGTGCTTCTACAGATCGCTATCTGATGGTTGCTGATGATCCTAACTTGGTGTATGAAGTTCAGTACGCAGGTACAAGCGTTGCTGCTGCCACTATCACTGCTAACGTTGGTCAAAACGGTCAGTTTACAACTACTGCTGGTAGCACCACTTCTGGTTCTTCAGGCATGCAGTTGGACAGCTCTGGTCTCGCAACCACTGCTACCCTTCCTTTGAAGATTGTTGGTTTCCCCAACCGTCCAGACAACATCCCAGGCGACGTGTATTTCAGTTACTATGTTAAGCTCAACAGCTCGACAATGGCTACTGGTACTGGTTCTGCTGGCGTTTAATTTTTAGGAAAGGTAGAATATGTCTATTATTAACAGTGGCTCGTTTGCCAAAGCACTATGGCCTGGCGTTAACGCTTGGTACGGTAAAGCATACAATGAGTATGACACCGAATTCGATCAGTTGTTCGACAAGAACACTTCAACTAAAGCTTTTGAAGAAGACGTCGGTGTTTCTTCGTTTGGTTTGGCTGTTCAAAAGGGTGAAGGCGCTCCTATCTCTTATGACAGCGAGCGCCAAGCGTTCACCACACGTTACCAACACGCTGTGTTTGCGTTGGGTTTCATCATCACTCGTGAGATGATGGAAGACGACCAATATGACGTCGTGGGTCAACGTAAAGCTCAAGGTTTGGCATTCTCAATGCGTCAAACCAAGGAAGTTATCGGCGCTAACGTGTACAACCGTGCTTTCAACAGCTCGTACACAGGTGGTGATGGTTCTGCTTTGATTAGCTCTAGCCATGCAAACTTGAAGGGCGGCACTTGGTCTAACCAAATCGCTACCGCTTCTGACTTGTCTGAAGCAGCTTTGGAACAAGCTTGTATCGACATCGCTGGTTTCACCAACGACGCCGGTTTGCTGGTTGCAGTGAAGCCAGAGACGTTGATTATCCCTCGTCAATCAATCTTCGAAGCCAAGCGTATCTTGGGTTCTGATGGTCGCGTTGGTACAGATAACAACGACATCAACGCAATCAAGGGTATGGGTCTGATTCCTAAAGTGGTGGTTAACCATTACTTGACAGACGTTGACGCTTGGTTCATTCGTACTAACGTGCCACACGGCATGAAGTATTTTGAGCGTCGCGCTGACCAGTTCGACATGGACAACGATTGGGATACTGAGAACGCTAAGTTCAAAGCCACTGCTCGTTACAGCTTCGGCTGGACCGATCCACGCGGCTTGTACGGCTCTGCTGGCGCCTAATTAACCTAAGAAGGGCTTCGGCCCTTCTCTAAATAAGGAATTAATATGGGTTTACTCGCCTCTGACATCACACCAATTTCGTCTTTGGGTCCTACAGCCATTACACCACTTGGTAAGGATCTTCAAACTAAAGTGTTTGTAGTTGCACGTACTGAATCAGCTTCTACGCTGAAAGTTGTGCTCCCTGCTGACGCTTCTATTGTTGAAATTTCGAAATTTGGTTCTGCCAACAGCGATGCTGGTACGTCTTCTACTTTGAACATTGTTGTTGCAAACAACGGTGGTACTATTTCATCTGGCACTGCCGACATGAAAACTACTGGTGTTACAACTACTCACGTTCAAATGTCCAATTTGCCAAACCTCCAACCTATTCCATTGAACGGTGATTTACGAATCAACGCTTATGTGACAGAAGTTGGCACCGCTTCTACAGTGGGTGGTCCTTGGTACGTTAAAGTATTGTACGTTCGCTAATAAAAGGGGGGTCTTCGGACCCCTTTTTTTAACAAGGAAATAAAATGGGATTAGCAATTTCGAGTGGTATTCTTACCACAGGTACAACGTCTCTTATCACAGGTAAGGGCATTCTTAGTGGTATTATCATTGTCACAGATAATACAAACGTTGCAACAGTTACAGTTTATGACAACCCTTCAGCCGCTTCTGGCTTAGTGTTGGCTAAATGTACAGCGACCACTACAACTGGTGCAAACTCGTTAGCGTTTGTAACTCCAGTACGATTTGACAACGGATTAACTGTGGTAGTGTCTGGTACAGGCGCACCACAAGCTATTGTTTATCATAGCGCATAATATGAGTGAATTAGCAGGCAAGTTTATTGGTGTACTGTTCCTAAGCCGAACAGTTGCCCATCAAATGCACCTCGCCACACTATCATACTCACAGCATAAAGCTCTTAACGAGTTCTATGATGAGATTGTAGATATGGCAGACGGCATCGCTGAACAGTGGCAAGGAGAATATGAAGAGCTCCTCAAGATTCCAACCCTTGCTGCTAAAGACACAACGGATCCTCTTAAATACATGAAGGAAACGTTAAAATGGATTGAGTCCAACCGCTACAAGGCGTTTGACAAAGACGATACATCCATTCAAAATGATGTGGACAACGTTGTAAAACTGTTCCGCTCAACAATTTATAAACTACGTTTCTTGAAATAAGCTATGCAAAACCATCTCATCTCAGGTAACTGGAATGCGCTATGCGACAGTTGCGGACGTAAATTCAAAGCATTAGACTTACAGAAGCGTTGGGATGGGTTGATGGTTTGCCGAGAGGATTGGGAAACCAGACATCCGCAAACGCTTTTACAAGTGCAGCGTGAAAAGATTGCTGTACCTTTTTCTCGTCCATATCCTGCAACAGATACCTTTGTTCCTGATCCGATGAGTCCAGTGAATAATGAAACAGATTTGGCCTGGAACGGGTCTACTATTAATTTTGTAGGAATTGACTAATGGCTATTATTCTCGCAAACAATGCTAAGAGCGTTTTAACTGCTGCTATTGGTGCTTTAGATACCACTCTTACCGTAACAAGTGGTACAGAGGGTTTGTTTCCGTCACCCACGGCTGGTGATTATTTTTATGCAACTCTTGAAGACAGCACAAAAACTATTCGAGAGATTGTAAAATGTACTGCCCGTAGCGGCACAACATTAACAATTGTACGCGCACAAGACGGCAGTACAGGAAACATTTTTGCTATTGGTTCTACCGTTGAAATGCGGGTTAACAAAGCAACAATCTTAGATACCATTAGTGCAGCAACCAGTGCGGCTGCTTCTGCTACAGCAAGTGCTACCGCGTCTGCTAATAGTGCAACATCTGCCGCTGCTTCTTATTTGTCATTTGACCAGCGTTACTTGGGCGCTAAAGCATCTGACCCCACGTTGAACAACCAAGGCGGAGCACTGGTAACAGGAGCTTTGTACTGGAACTCAACAAGTAATTATTTGGCTGTATATTCTGGCAGTTCGTGGGCACCTTATGGTTCTTCTGACCCTGCTGGTACGGCTGTTGCAATGGCTATTGCTTTAGGATAAAACATGGCAAATACATTTACCCGCTATTTAAACAAGAGCGTTGGCACATCTGCTGCCAGCGTTGTTACTGTTGGTGCAGCTACACAGACAACCATCATTGGTTTGTCGTTTGCTAACACCACAACATCTCCCATCACTGTAAGTGCATACATTACAGTTTCTGGTACAGACTATTATCTTATTACCAATGCAACAGTTCCCGTTGGTGGTGCTTTGATTGCAGTTGGTGGAGATCAGAAAGTTGTATTGGTTACTGGTGACGTTCTTAAAGTTGTGTCTTCTGCTGCAACTTCTTGTGACGTTGTAACAAGCGTTTTAAACATTACATAATATGTCTTATATTGGCAATACCCCCATTACGCAAGGCTTTACGCCTGCTGTTGATTATTTTAGCGGTAATGGTAGTACAACTGCC